GGCTTGACTGAGCTCTAATCATTTCAATCTCTTTACGCATCTCGTGCATAGCGGCAGCCACCTGAACGTCAACCTGACCCTTGAGCTGCATCTTCTGCGCGTCGGCTTGCGCCTCTAACTGGATTCGCTGCATCTCCATCTGCGCTTTCTGCTGAGCCGCCTGAGCGTTCATCTGCGCCTGCATCTGGATGTTCTGCTGCTGCTGTTGCTGCAACTTAGCCATACGCTTAGAGCGTCGTACAATCAACAGTCTCTGAGCTTGGTCGATGTCCTTGACCTGACGTACAGCCATAGCGTCCTCCAAGTCAATCTCCTTTTGTGCGAGACTAGCCTGAAGATTTTGCTCCAAGAAGATTCTGTCGTCGTCGGACATTTCCTGAATCACACGGATTCCGAAGTTGTACATCGGCAGCTCGTTGAAGCTGTTAAGGACCTCCATGCTCTTCTCGCCGATAGCCTTGCTATACACTCGGTACAGAATTGACTCCTTCGGAATTACCTGCAAGCACTTCACGATGTCTTCGCACACCCTCTTGTAGAGAACCATACTAGCGTTCGTGATGTCGTAGAGCGCATTGTTTCCGGCTGCAAGAGCCTGCTGCCTCACACCGACCAAAGCGTCCCCCTTCGGGGTGCTCGCGTCCATAACCTCGTTGATGCCCGTGGCATCTCGAATCATGCGGAGGTAGTGGTTGTACAGTCCGATGTACTCGTTGATGTTCCTGATGTTGTTCTCGATAGAACGAATCGGCGGGTTCTGGAATCCACCCTCTGGGTTCTTACTCCTGTAGTAGAACACACCAGTCTGCTCGTAGATGTCTTGAATCTGCAACGGCTGTAGTTCTCCACCTCTTCCGAGCTGAACGTTCTCCAGTCCCTCGATGTCCACCAGCACACCGTCAGGCTTAGCCTTAGCAACAGCCTGCTGAATCTTCAGGTGAGTCAGCTGCAACTGGTCAGCGAACCCGATGATTCCACCCACCATAGACTTAGGCATCATGCGACGCAGATTCGTGCTAGCCACACTGTACGACAGTCGGGCCTTGGTAATGTCGTGTACATTCTTGGGGATGTTCTTTTTCATCCCGTAGTTGTAAATCAAGTCTGTGCCCATGATGTGGCACCCACCATACACAGTCTGGTACTCCATCTTGTGAGCCTCTCGGTCGTAGACAGAGCTTGTGGGCATCTTGTATTCAGAGCCCTTGAAGTAGAATCCAGTGTTGCCGTGCTTGCTGTCTTTGCTTTCGTAGTAAACGCAATCAACAGAAACAAACTCAAACTCCATGATGTCCACCAAGTAGTCGTCATAACCAAAGGCGTACTTCTGGCGAGTCTGGTCGTAGTTCTTGTAGTTGAATGCGCTGGCATTGTTGTAGCTCTTGTTCTTGACAGACTTGGCTAGCTTCTCGTACTCCTTCTCTGGAATCTGGTCACCCGCCTGACGCTTCAGTTCTTGAATGCTGATGCGCTGGATGTGGGCACCGTACACAATGTCAGACATGTTGGGGTCCTCCGTGTAGCTGTGGAGGAACATGGCTGGGTCGATGTACTTCGTGGTGATTCCGTAGTTGGGGTCGTTGTCTCTCTTGGCTACAGCCATGCCGCAAACCACCAAGTCCTCGACGCATCTACGGTAGGTGTTCTGGTCGAAGTCGTTCCAGTCCAGTGTCAACGCAGTGCCGAGCTGAGCAGCAATCTCTGCGTTAGTCTTCATGTTTTGTTCCATGAAGATTTCAGCCTCTTCCGTAGTGTCGGGCAAATCATCAGGGTCAATCTTAGGCTGAAGGCCCAGCTGCTTAGCTTGCTGGAGCAACTCTTTGTCCTTGATTGAAGACTCCACCGTGGCGCGAGCCATGTCTTTCTCGTTCTTGCTAATAGGGTCAAGAGCCTCCACTGAGGGGTAGGGCTTACGAGAGAGAATGCGGTTGACTACAACCTTCACGAACTTGGGCACAATGGGCACAGGGCTCCAGTCCAAGTTGAGTAGTGTCCCGTCCCCGTTGTTCGGGTCGAGAGAGTTCAGGATTTGTTTGTAGATAGACGTGTCCTGAGTACCATTTGCGTAGTCTCGGCTCTTGTCGAAATCGTACATACGACGGCGGAACAAGGATGTCTGGTCCGCGCCGTACCCCCACTGTGAGTTAATCGCCTTTGCAAAGAGGAGCCCGTATTTATTGGACACCTTTACTTCAGGAGACACAAACGGGTCGGGGAAACTTCCATACTTGTTATTTTTGTTCCCGTCGGTCATCTAAAAAAGTTTGGGCTCATTTGCAAATATAGCAATAGTCCCCAAGGCTTTTAGACCTTGTACCTTCGGAAGAATACAGTGTCCTCGAACGTCTTTTTCTTTTGCTTCGGCTTTACTTTTTGTGCCGCCAACAGTGCAAGACCGGAACTAATTGACAAGTCAAACTTGGTACGGTTGTCAATCTTGAAGCCTATCCAATCCTCTAGCGTCCTGTTGAAATACATGCATCCGGGAGCCCCTTCCTCGTCTAATCCAACATGGTTGTGTATGTAGTCTTCTATCGCAGATGCGTGAGCTTGAATTACATCCTTAGAGTTTGAGGGGATGCCCTTCGTTCTGGACGCAGACGAGCCAGCCTTGAGGTGCTCCGGTCTATCCATCACGTAACCGTCGTAACCTCTTGATTCAAAGTACCTTACGATTCCGTATTTGTTGTTCTCAATTAGAAGGGGGTACCCATAGAACACGGCAGCCATGAGGACGTCCTCGTAGAAGATGCTAGCCATCGGTGGCCTGCTGGCGTACTCCGCAACAAACATGTTCGAGGCTCCGTTCAAGTTGAACTTGTTGTAGATGTGGCACGCTCCCTTCGACGACCTACTGTCTACCGTAGCATCAAGGTCGTAGGAGTCAACACCGCCACAACCAATACTAGAGTTCGGAGGAACGCGCTTACCACGCTCCTCGTACATCACGCTGCGACTCTTGTCATCAGGCATCCAAGAGATGTACCATCGACCGTTGGGGTCTGGATTGAAGAACACCCTCGTATCCTTTACGCCACCTTGCCACTGAAAGTTACCACGGACAACGGGATTAGGGTACATGTATTCGTTGTGCTCAATCTGCTCGTAAATCTTACCGATGTTGAACAGACTACCCTCTACGCTATCTCGGAACGCCTCGTCAGGAGTAAAGGGAAACTGACGAATGATTTCATTCATCTCCCTTGCGTCGTGCTTGACGGCGTCCCTTTCGTTTTTGAGGAAGGACCTAGAGCCGATAGACATCGTGTCCCCGTCTAATGTTTCTATAGCCGTGTCAGGATTTTCGACGATGGGATGTCCGTGCTTGTCAAAGAAGCCCTCAAGAGAGTCGTATGCAGGAATGAACAACCGATAGAGTCCGGACACCGTTCTACCATTTGCGTTGCGCTTAGACGGGTCAGAATCTTTCCAGAGCTGCTTGTACTCTTCCCCGCCTTTGTCCATAGGGTTTACAGTACTACCGACAAGAGCCTTCCCAACAATGCGACGACCGACAATAAGACAAGTCCTTTCAATGCGCCAAGCCTCCCGTATGTCCGACGGCCTCTCCCACTTCCCCGCCTCGTCCATGTAGAGCATGTGGAGCTTCTCTCCGTCATACGCATTGTTCGTGGTGTTCTTCCAGTTGAGTACCGTGTTGAGCGCGTCACCTGCACTGGACGTCTTGTTATTCTTCGTGATTCTTTTGGATGGTTCGCGGAAAGCCAGCTCCATGCGCGGGTTAGTTGTACCATCCTGAATTGGTTTGAAGAAGAACGGATAGTGCCTGAACATAGGCACCACCTTTTTCATGAAGATGTTTTCCTGCGCGTCCTTTCCCGTCTTGGATTGAATGCCGAGAAGTTTGTCCTTGACTTGCGTAGCCTCGTCCAACAGTACAGAAGCGCAGATGTTAGTGTAACCAGAGCGGCGACACTTAGTGTAAAGCTGCCCAATGCAACGTGGGTCAACTTCGCACGCAGCCATGTGAAGAAAGATGTCCTGTTGGAATGAGAGAAATGACGGGTACCCAATATCAATCTTAGTCCACTGGAGTAGCATGTAGTGCCTTCCGGTAACATACGTAGGCTTACCCGCGTTGTAAAACCAATGACCGTCACGACGCCTTCGAAACTCCTCTTCGATATATGGACGAAATCTCTCTCGAAACTCCTTCGGGGACTCGGCCCATTCGTCCATGCTTCGAATACGGGACAGCTCTTCTGGCATAGGTACCCTGCTCCACACCTGCAAATCTGTCTCCAGCCCTTCTCCTTGAATAGGTTCTTTGGGTTGTTCGGGAAGGCCAATGAAAAGCCCCCCAAGCTCGACGATGTCGCCAAGTGTACCGTTGGGACAAATCTTGACAATCTCTTCATCATAACCATCTAACTTCTCAAGAACACTCATTACAGGACTCTACCCCACCGTGTGCTCCTGAAGCTGGGCGCACCTGTCTTTGGGTCTTTAGGCTTCATGTACGTTCCGCACTCCTCGCACTGGATGTCGTGACGCACGTCGCCGTCAATTACTTTGATTGAAATGTTGTGACCGTTCTGCTTGTGGTCACACTTAGGGCAAATGAATCTAGCCATTACTTCGAGAATTTTTCTGCAAAGCCACCTGAGTAGTCCTTAGTCTCCTCGATAGAGCCCGTATCCTTCAGGGCCTTCACCATCTGTTCCAGACGCTGACGCTCGACGAGTAGCTCCTTGCAATCTACAGCAGTCTGTTTGATTGATTGAAGCTCGGCCTTCCTTGCGCTACCACCAGCCTCAGGGTCAACGGGACGCTTAACCTCGTCAATCATGTTGTTGATGGCAATCTCCATAGACTTCATCAGTCTCTGAGCAGCCTCGACCGTAGTGAACTTAGCTTTTGATGACATAGGACAAATCGTCTAGACGCATCCTGTAAACGATTGAGTCATCATCCAGCTTCATCTTGTAGTCTGAGCCGAAGTCAAATCCAACCTCATCACCTACCTCGACGCCTTGCTCGATAAGTGTAGGATGAGGCATGAAGATGATTGCGGTCTTATCGTCCTCCTCCTTTGTCTTGAGGTCCACGATGATTCCGGATTCAGTAACCTCTTCTTCTACATCCTTCTCCGGCGGCTGAACAAACACCCACTCAGACAACATGTGGAGGTTTGAGTCTTTGTCGCGGTACGCGATTGCGTGAGAAGCTCTAGGGTTTTCTTGGTCGTAGACAACAATGTACTTGTCGTCTCCCAAAGCTAGAGACTTGTTCTGGGTTACGTGGTGGTGAAAGAAAAGAGTGTCGCCTTCCTTTACTCCCGTCTCAATGAGATAAGGAGCAGAAACAACAACGCCATGACAAACGCGATGCTCAAACTCGTTGAATCGTGTGTCAATGTAGATTTCTTGTTCTCCCACTTTCACCGTGTCGTTGTGCTTCTTGGGCACCTCGACAACAAAGTGGCGTAGTACTTTCATGAAAAGTTGCAGTCGTATTCAATTAAGACAGGTTGATTCTCAACCGTTTTCCAAATGTACGTAGATTCCTCGTCCTCTAGGTAGACGTGGTACCGACGAACATTGTACTTGTAAAGAGCTGCGTCGTCTTCTTTGATTGCTGACACCTTTGCGCGTCCAGCCTTCATGCCTACGTAATAGGCCATTGCGTCCTTGGGGTTTGGCCCAATGACAATCTTTCTAATCAGGTTCATGATTTCAGTTTAGTGAGAGTCCACTAAACCAATCTTCAGCTTCACCTTCTTGATTGTAGGCTTCTACCTGTAGGGTCATGAACTCTGCAAATTCAACGTCGTCCTCAGTGTTCCAGCCGTAGGCTAGGTTCCACTTTCTGGCGTCCTCAGTCTCGTCCTCAACGTAACCGACAGCCATCGTGTATACGACATTACCAGAAGCGTACTTGTTTACCACGCTCTCCAGTTCCTCAAAGATGCCTTGCACCTCTTGTCGGAATGCTTTTTTCAGAATGTCATCCATGATTACGGTTCTACGATTACGTTAATGCTGCCTACAGTACTCGCTGTAGTTGTAAGGTCAGCCGTCATTATCCAGAGGGTGGAGCTCACTCCAAGCAAATGAATCCTATCACCAAGGTTCCCTCCCTTTGAACCGGAATCAGAATCCACAACGAAAGACGTTGCGGTTCCAGCTGAAGCAATTTGAGTGTCCGTCTTGTCGGCTGTTGTTGACGTGACAGTTACACGACCACTAATCTTCTGGTTGCTGGCCTTTGTATTAAAGGTAATCTCATTACTCTTGCCTGAAGTGAAAACGATGGTGATTTGAGCACCAGCAGCACAGGTCGGCAGAGCAATAGGTCCCGTTACGTTAGACGCATCAAACGTGTACGTTCCGTTAGACGAAGACATAGCAGACGCGCCAGTAGACAAATCAATTACGTTGGCGTCTCCAGACGAAATCGTAATGGTGTCTCCTGCCCTACTAAGACCAATGCCGTTGCCAGCAGAGAAGGTTACGGTTTTGCTTGTGCCTGCTGCATCAGCAATAGTAAGAGTTGGTGCTGAGGTGCCACCAACAGTTGTAGTTACGCTCTCGAAAACCGGGAGCGTTCTGTACTCTACGGCCTTGCTTGAGCTATTCCAAACCAATACATTTGTACTACTACTCCCAGAGGTCACACTCTCCAACTGAAGAGCTGCGGCCTTAACGGTAGACGTAGACAAAGACAGCGCGGAGTCGTTACCAGAGCCGTCCTGAATAACCTTGAGCGAGCCCGTCAGGGCTGCGGCATCACTGGTCTTGAGGAGACCTTGGTAAGTGTTTTTGATTCGAGTTCCGCTGAGAGTCGCCATGGAATTAACTTTGGTACAAATATACTAGATGAGCAGACACCATAAGGGTAGGCGCAGACGGGACTTCAGTAAACTAAACAAAAGGTATGTAGCGAAGAACTACATGAAGAAGTGGTCCCTCGTAGTAAGAGACGTAAAAAAGAACTACAACCTGCAACAGACTGAGCTAGAGTTTATGCTCTATGTCTATGACTTTGAGTTCTTTACAGTATCCCACATTGCAAAAGTCATGAAGCGGAGTAGGGATAAGCTCTACGAAAGAACCATCCTACCACTAAAACAAAAGGGCTGGGTGGAGAATGTCTACCACGGAAAGGACGTGGACCAGTACGTGAACGCACTATTCCAAGAACGACGGAACCACGAACACCGACTTGGGCTATCCCAGAAAGGAAGGATGATGGTGCAGAGAGTGTACAGGAAGTTGGACGGAGACGAGCCCATTACTTTTTAGAAATCATGGCACCCTTGTAGGTGTCTCTAATCTCTTCCGGGTAGATTCTCTCAAGCATGTACTCCTTGCCCCTGACGTTACCACCAGCGATGTCGTAGTACTTCCTGCCTTGCTGGTCTACACCCGTAGCGACGATGATGTCTGTATGACTCGTGTACTTCTCACCTTTCTCTCCTGAACGCTTGAACTGACCGAACTTCCAATCCTGCGTGTTCCTAAAGTCAGCGTCACTATTGCTGTCGTTGTATCCTCTGAATAGTAGGTCACCAGCTCTAAGCTCGTCAACAGTCTTGCCGATAAGTCTCTTTGCTTCGTAAGCGTCATACTCATACGTCTCATCCTTCTTCAGGCTTTTCGTCTTGAAGGCGTCGTTCATGTAGAGTCTGTGAGCACCATACGGTCGGAAGCCCATCTCTTTAGCCTCTTGGTTTGAGTTGGCTCCTAAGAATCCTCTTACGTGCGCTGATGTTGTAGCCGCACTCCAAGCGGTACTAGTAGACCTAGCATCCTCACCGCCAGCACCATACGTGTCTGTCAACAACACGTCTTCGATGAACGCGCCAGAGCGTGGGTCGGACTCATCAAGAAACCTCATCGACTGACCGGGGCCTGAGTCCTCGTCAACTACAAAATTGTTCTGGATGTTGGCAGCCGTCATAGCCAGCCGCATCTCTGCTGCTTCCCTGTCCTCGAATCCGGGAGTCTCTCCAGTGTACTCCGCTTTACCTTTCTCCCCTGCCTTTCTCTTCTTACGACCACCGAACAATGCACGAACCCCGAAGCCGGGTGACTTTGATTTAGCTACCTCCATGACAAAATGTGATTGCTGCACAATATACGGAATCTTGCAGCGTTAAGGATGTAGACAAACCCCTCAAACCCCTTCATCATGAAGAACATCATCATCATCCTCACTGCCCTTCCGGGCTTCCTCTTCGCTCAAAGCGAAATCGACTTCAGCATCATCGTGGCTCCTCAGGGAGACCTGTTCGCCTCTACGGTAAACAAGGACGCGGTATGGTCACACTTCTTGCAGCCGTTGTACTACAACATCGACAACCCTGCGTTCGTCCCATTCGAGTCTGGCTCAACAGCCTTGGAGTTCACAGCAAACCAAAAGGGAATCCACCACCTGCTCCTTACGGACAACAGTGACACGCTTGCATACGTGGTATTGCGTATTGACCACACGGCACTTGCAACTACCAGTAGCTGGGAGATTCTCGTCAACGAAACAGACGACCCTCAGGCCACGTTCGCTCCCTCACGAGCCAACAAGGTGAACAGCATCTTCGGACTCAAGCCCGGACTGCAAGATTAAAACTGGGCCCGTTGGTCGCTTCGACTAAACAGCCTGCCCAGTCTTGTACGAGTCTTGACTTTGCCCCTGTCTCCGAATTTTTCGGTACGATTGAACAAGCCTCTGCTGACAGAAGTGACTCCACGTTCACGCTGTTCCTTTGTGGGTTCAAACTCAGCACCTCTGTTGGCACGCTTGTAAATCATGCCGCCCATGTTCATCTCTTCTTGAATCAATCGACCTCTAGAATCGTACCTAGGGCGGTTCTTCTGCCTCTCACGCATTTGCCTCTCGCGCTCACTTAGTTGTTCTTTTGCAGCACGCTCATCCTTCTTCATGAAGTAATAGTCCACAGCACCTTGGTACATGCCTTCCTGAGAAGACTCCCCGTCAATCATTCTTGGCCCCCTTTCCTGTGAACCGTTCTCGTCCATGAATCTCTCTAGGAAATCAATAGCGTCTGGGTTCGGAGTTCCGTCTGCGGTACCCGTGAGGTCAATACCTTCGGCCTCAGCTTGCTCCAGCATTCTAACCGCGTCCTCACTCTTGACAGCTCTATTCCCAACAGCGACCATGAAGCCTTTACGCTTGACTGGTCCCTCACCGACCTTGCTTCTTTGGTGGGTTTCTTTCGGTGTGTGGTATGCAACCGTAGGAACAGCCATTCTGTCGAACTCAATCGCTCCATGGAAGTCCCCAATCTTTTTGTCGGTCATGTAAGAGCGCATCAAGCTGAGCTTCTCTTCGTCGCTCTTGCCTTCCAATGCTCTAGCAAAGTTGCTGTTGCCTGAAGCAATCATCTCGTTAGCAGCAGCCAAAGCCTTGTCGGGATTCTCGTCGATGAATCTGTTGACCTTGGCTGAGTATCGTTGGTACTGGGCATCGAGAGAACCCGAACCCTTGAGGTACTTCTTTCCAAACGGAGTGGCCTTCAGTCGTTCCTGCTCTTCTGGGGACATAGCATCCAGACCTCCGGCAGGTACGTCAAAGTTGTAGGCGTCAATCTTGCCTTCGCTTTGAGCGGACCGCATACCCTCGTTACTGGTGTACGCCACACTAGCCACGTCTTCCGTTCTGAAGTACGGGCTCTTTTCCTTCTTGGGGTCTCCGTTAGGAACGTCGTTACCGTTTTCGGCGTACTCCATCTTCCCTCCGTATCGCATGTACTTGTAGGGCTTCTCTTCAACCTCACCACCCATAGCGTACTTCTTGACCATGGCCCCGGCAAGAGCCTTCTTCAGGTCTTTGCTTCCCTTGCCATCAGCGGCGAAAAAGGGAACCATCTTACCATTTACCTTGACCATCTTCATGGTCACAAATATAACAGTATTAGCGGAGGTCCGTGTCGTGCTTCTTGGAGCCACGGATGTAGCTGTTGACTCTACCCATGGCCCATGCAGCCATTGACGCACCGCGCCTAGAGCCAGACGAAAGCCAAGCACCCTGACCACGTCGGTACACCTTTACTAGGGTTCCGTAAGAAATTCCGGAACTCTTGGCTTTCTTCCTGAGCGTAGCCTTGGTCGATTCGTTGAGCGGCTTCGCCTTCACCTTCGCGCCCTTCTTGGCTTCGGTTCTCTTGAGGAATCTAAACGGGCTAATCTTCTTGCCCTTCTTGTACTCCTCCGCCATGACTTTCTTGTTGGCGGCGTCTTCCTCTACAGTAGCCTCGATGTCCTTGCCTTGCTCTGGGTCGGTGTATCTAGTCGGGAGTCCCAGTCTGTAGGGCTGCTGACGTCTGCTAACCTTGGCCCCGGCCTTTGCTTTAGACATTGTCTTGGTCCTCCTGATGTAGTTTCCATCAGCATCTTGAAACAACTCGGAGCCCAGCTTGCGCTCCTCTGGAGTTACCTTGGAGTCGTAAATCCTATCCGCAATTTGCCTGCTTTTGCTCTTCCCCACGGTGCCTTCATACGGCATAGAGAAGTCGATATTCGAGGCGAGTGGCTTTATCGTCTTTAGCTTCTTCTTCTTAGCCATGGCTGGCAATTTTGAATGACGCCTCCTTTACGGCACCGGGGTGCGGCTGGTAGTCGCCCTTCATGAGGTAGTACCTACCCTGCTCCTCCATCCAGTGGTACCCGGACGGTGCTGGGACGGATACCTTCTTAGAAGATATGCTGAGCTTTGGGCGTTCTGACTTACGAGCTGCTTTCATCTTTCTGACGTTTGCGCTCCTTCTCAATCATTTTTTGCATGGCGTCTTCACGCCTGCCAGACAGAAGATACACCATGGCATAGTTCTGCAACACTGAATCTGGGATGGAAGCATTTGGAAATTCTTTTGCGAACCTGACCTTGGTATCCTTGAAGTTCGACGCTTTGGTGAGCGGCTCCTTGGAGTTATCCACAGCCGCACCCTTGTCCGCCTTCTTCTTCTTTTTGTACTTGTAGTTCACCTAGCAAATATAGGTCACTTAGTTAGACCCCAGTTGTAGTTGCTGTACCCGCACTGGACCTTGTAGTCTATCGACTTGATGGTCAGCCTGAGGTTTTCTTTTTGCTTCTTAATCCGTGCAGGAGTTTTGAATGCATAGGTGATGAGTCTGTCCCTATGGATGTCGGAGCCCCAGATGAGGTCCTTGTCGTTTCCGGCTAGCACCACGTCTTTTACGCGATACTCCGTTTTCGTTTTGCCGTCGAACAAGACGACGTCGCACAAATGAATTGGGTCTCTCATACTTTCTCGTATTCTATTTCACACTTGAACTTCTGAAAGTACGGCCCCTTCTTTGCTTTAGGGTACGCCGCGTAGAATCTTTTGTGCCCTACTGGTCGGCGTTCTATGACAAGCTCGTTATCGTAACGCTTGCCGTTCTGGATGTAGATTACTTTGAATGGCATACTCTACTAACGCAGAACGTTGCAGGTTATTGCCTACTTGCAATCTTTTTGTCTAAGCTCGTCCACGAGAATCTCCAGATGCTCCAGCCTTTTCTCTATGTGATTTAGCCGGAGGTTTTGCTCGGCATCGTCTGGGAGACTTCCCATCTCGCCCCTAGGCCACTTCACCCTAAACTCAGAGTTGAGTTCAATCTCTTGATTGTGGCGCATCGTGTCTATCTCCAGTCTAGACAGAGCTGACATGATTGTGAAGTAGACCCACACGGCACCCCCAACACCAATGACTATCTGTACCAGCCACTTGACGTTGATTCCGAAGTTAGTGTTGTCATCTAACTTCATGGATTCTGTTACTGCATCTGGTTCTTAGCCAAGAGAATCTTGACCTCCTGCACCTCCTTGAGCAACAGCTTGATGTCCTCCTTCATCTCGGAATTGTCCGTCTCCAAGGCGATTACCCTTCCCTTCAATGAGCTGTAATCTGACTGGTGCTTAATCCAAATACCAATCAGCGAGCCCGCTATAATCAATAGCTCAAACTGTGTCAGTGCGTCCATGCCTACAAAAATACTAATCGAAGGCTTCACTCATTTCAATACAATCACGTGCCCAGAAAGGTTGATTACTTGGGATGACTGCACCTTAGACGCCACTAGAGAATAGACGTAGCTGCCGTCGGCGATGCCCAACAATTCCCAGTAGTCATCGGGGTCTTCGCTATGCCAAACAATCTGACCCCATCTATTGTACACGTTCATCTCCCACCTCGCCCAACACTCTGGGTCGGTTACGGCGTAGAACATGTCGTTGATTCCATCGTGGTTAGGGGTAACAGCATTCGGAATGAAAACGTCTACATCCTCACAGACCATCCCCCCTACATCTTCGCACGGTAATCCGGAGTCACAGTCAATGTATTCCGTAATCACTGAGTACTCTGTTACCGTTACCGTGTCGGTGAGGTAGACATACTCTGTCACCACCACATCTACATACGTCGTGTCGTAGACCGTGGTTTCAGTGAAGACCGTATCCATCACATAGATGTAGTTGTCGATGTACGTGGTGTCGTACAGGTACACCTCTATGTAGTTGTCTACCACGAGCGTGTCAACCAGCGTGATAGTATCAGGTGGTAGCTCAACAAATACCGTATCCGTCTCGTACACGTATACAGTGTCCGTCAATACTGGGTCAGGGCAGAATGAGATTCTGTTGTCGCTTATGTTGATGTCGGGGTACATCTGGGTCCCGCTACCTTGGGTGCCCGCGCTCCACCCGTCAGGGAAGTCGTCATAGGTTGCCGTCTGGCTGAGGTTGATTTGCCAGATGACTACCTCCCAGCAATACCCCTCTATTGGATTGTTTAGGATGCACTCCCATGCGTAGGGCACATTGATGCCAATCGTAGTAGACATTCCAGTGACCCATCCTTGCGCTGGTGTGGTTAGATTGAGGACGTAGCTCCATCCGGGGTGGAAGGTGGTGCTCGTACAGTCCGTGTTCTCTCCAAGGTCCAAACCAGTCTCCTCATCCACGTAATGAATGCCCATCACCAAGTGTGTAACAGACTCGTTGTTCTGTACGTGTGTGCTGCCTGACTGTTCGCACGTGTTTCCGTCGGCTTGAGTGTAGTCGTTGCACCCACAGTTCTCTGCGTTGGGGAACTGGATGACGAAGGTGTGTATCCCACCCTCCACAGCAGAAGGAGTGTACCCAGCAAGGGTGAGGTCACACGTCTGGGCGTAAGAGAATAGCGGGAGGAAAAGGAGGAGGAGAGGGTGCCGTTTCATGGCACAAAGCTACCACGTTTTTGGGCACAGCTTTCCCCGATTCACTCTATGGTTATCGTGACGTTAGGGGCTCACGACTACCCCATGTGTCTAAGCCCCGTAGGTGTCAAACTGGTCCGCCCCAAGCGGGCCAAGTGCGATACCGTTATCGTGCCTAGGCGAAGCAAAGGTACACGAAAAAAAATGAAAAGTCAAGTCTATTTAGTGCGCTTCCTTAATTACTGCGCGAACTGCTCGTAAAACCATGAAGAACCAAGCTCCAATAACAGCGTAAGAGACGTAAATCATAGGCGACATGTATGTGTTCACTTTTTCCGTCTGCAAAAATACGGTTTTGGGCTCCATTTAATTGCACACGGTTGTGAAAAAAGGTGTGAGTTCTACGTAGCTATGGGATTATGCATGCATGCAAGCGGTCGCCGCACGTGACCGAAACGCAATCCTGCAACCCACCCCCTCGAAATCGTGTCGGGTCCGCGCAAACATTCCAGCGTTTTGC